TCTGTCTTAACCACCGACTCTGCATCTTTAGTGTCGGTACAGGGTAAAAAGAAGGACCACCCCACCTTTACCGTGTTCCAATTAATCTTGTACGTCACTCCTTGTATTTTCATTCTTTAAGTCTTCTATATATTCTGTTAAATCAATAAACCCTGACACGGAGCAATCAAACTCGTAGCAAGCCACAGCAGGGGTAGTAGTTTCCAAACCTTTATCTATTCTCTTATTCAAAGAAGATAGATACACCCCATCGTTTTTCAAAGAGTTAATTACATCCCGTAAAGTTATCTGGTTGTCAGCACAATATTTCTTAAAATGCTTTGCTGCTATATACATCCTGCGGGTATCCGGTTCTATACGGATACATAATTTTGAGCTTCTTGGCACCAGTATGGGTAGATGCTCGGCTCCAGATCTTCTGTCTAAATCGTTGTTAACGACTAATATGCTTGTTCTGTTTTCATTTATAAATTCACCAACAGTTGCGGCGTGGTCAGCAGACGGAGCTTTTATTTCTGAACGCATGATGTCCATGTTCTCTATCACCCACTTGAGCACTTTACCAATGTCTATTTCTTTCGGTATCAAACCTAGACGTTTAGCTATCCTAGCACCGCCGATGTTACATGCAATAATCGCAGACCAAAATCTTTCTCGACTTGTAAACCCAACCTTCTTATCTATGTATGCTTGTACTTTTTTTATCTCATCCACTACATCTTTTCTGTTCTTCACAATGTGTTGCATGTATATAGGACCTGCTAGTCCGTAGTTTTCTGATAACGCATCATCAAACATTGCTTGAGCAAAAGCTTTCGGCATTTTACTTTCTGGAGGTACATCAAATTCTAAGAACCTCATTAACTCGCCATCAGGTGTTTTCTTAGTAGCACGTAATTTATCTACCATAGAGGCATTAGAAGTTGTGATAGCTATAGTTGCCCACTTTGTAAAGTTCGCTCTTTCTTCATTTGACGAGGCTTTCATTCTACCCGCACCTCTACCTTGTGTTATAGAGAATACTAAATCAGAGAACTGTTCTCCCGGCATAGCCGTCACTTCGTCCATAGCCACCGACATATTATTAAGTATGCCCATCCTATGTATCTTAGTAGCAAGAGTATCTCTAGGAATCATAACTAATCCGTTGGGGTCGCCCCATACGCTCTGCGCCATACGCAAAGAAGTTGTCTTTCCTGTACCTGATGTGTTATTGACTAGGTTTATGATACCGCCTTTGTAGTTTAAGAATTTAAGAAGCGGTGCGCCGAATCCTGTAAAGAACCCAAAGGCTTGAACGTGCATGTCACGCTCGCCATATATAGCCGCAATATTTTTCCACGCTTCCAAACTACCTTTTGATTCTACAAAGTCTATTAACTCTTTTACCCTCGATGATGGCGGGCTAAACATTGTAGTCTCACCATCTAACTCTTGCCTTCCTAGGATAAACTTAGTATCGTTATCTACCCATCCAAACTGTGATCTCATAATTTCTGCTTTCTTTGTCATTTGTAAATGTTTAAAAGACCTAATTATATAGTTTATAATTTCAGCCATTTGTTTTTTACCACCAATCACACCACTGTGTGCTAGTTTCTTCTTTGCTTCCTCAGCCGACAAAACATCTTGAGCAGATATAACTAAACCTTTTTCTCCATCTAAAGGAAGGGTGTGTTTTATAACTGCGACCTCTCCATCGACTGGGTCTATCATTCTTTTATCTAAAAACAGTTGATGTTCATAAATTAATTTAGGCTCTTCTTCTTCTACCTGTGCATATACACCACCGTTTTTTGCAAACACATAAGGCCAAGGTAGCTCTGGTAGTTGTGGGCTACCACTTTCGGGTTGTTCTATATTATCTATTTCTGCTAATACTTTATCGCCTAACTGTATGGGCGAAGTTATTTTTTGTTTGTGCGGGCAACCTTCACAACCTTTAGGATTCAAGCTTTCAAAAGTCTCACATCTATAAGGACCTTTTATTTTACTAGCTGCATCTTCAGTATCGTTGTAGCTATATTTAGAAGAGTTCCTAGACATAACATGTATTGCCTCTGCACTGTCGGCGCAGTTAGCGGCTACGGATAAACCTGCTCTCCAAAGAGGGTACTCCACTACCTCTTGATTTTCTTTTATGTAATTTATTTGGTTACATGTTTTTATATTTTCAAAAACACTTTGTTTGTTTCCCGCAAGCGCCATTGTCAAAGCATCTGCTTTTTGTTTTTCAGGCAACGCTTGTTTCTCACCGACGATACCTTTGAAAAAGAAAAAGTTTACTGGCTTTGCATATTTACCAATTAACTTACATTCTTTTGGCGGGTCGGTTTTGTAATTAAACGAGTCAGGGAATCTTAGTATCCTACCTTCATCTTCCGTTACTGCGGGGTCGGCGTGAAACTTATGTGTATCACACAACGCTTTCAAGGATCTTGCTACCGGTTTCCAATCTTTCGGATGTATAGTATTTTCAAGAACCCAGTAAGCATGTATCCCATTCCCGGAGCTAACTATTGTTGGTTTTGGAAGTCCTACTGCATCGCAGAATTGACGTAGAGCTGCGGCCCCCTCTCCCTGACTTTTGTATTCTTTGAGAGGTCCACAGTCTACATCTAAGTAAAAAATCTTACAGTATTCTGCGTTAGCCTGAGAACGTCTGTCCGTGTTGTATCTACTACAACCGAAATAAATATTACGCTCTTCAGACTTCCACTTGTCTATGAGTTGGTAGGCTTCTTCAAAAGTTTCTACACATTTCTGCGTAGTGTCTTTCTCTCCTTTGAAGCCACCTACCCATAGCCACCCTTTGTCTCCTAAGACATACTCTAGAAACTTCATCAATCGTCAGTCTCTGTCCAAGCACTCATAACAGACTCTAAATCTTTAGAACCTTTCGTCGGTGTCTCTGAAGCTTTTTTCGCTGTTTTCTTTTTAGGCTCCACAGGTTCAGAAGGTTCTTCAAGTTTTAGTGGTGCGACATCTTTCTTTGCACCTATAGATAAAGTTATAGCTTGTGTAGCCAGAGGAGTTTTACCTTTCTCTGTTGCCTTTAACCACTCATCTCTTTCTAAGAAACGTACAGGTTTAAATACAAGCTTCGGTGTATCAGAGTCACTATCAAACTTCATCTCAGTCACGAGCGTGCCTATACTCTTACCTTGAGAGTTTAAGTATTTCGCATACTGCTGAAACGGCATTTTGTTCATGTCTTTTGATGTACCGAATATTGATGTAGCAGGTAACGTAAGCTGATAGATATCTCCATCTATGTCGTCTGCTAAAACTACAGCGAGACGCTGTTGGAATCTACAAGCCCTACTATTACCCATACCAGAACCTTGTACGTTCTGCGGACAAGTTGCACAGTTTGTGCTTTGTGGATTCTCTACTGACTCATCCGGTTTAGAAGAATCACTAGACCAACAATCGGGTGCAATGCTTTCTCCTGCAACATACGGACCGGAGTAGTATTGCCTATGTAGTTTCGGCGCACCGTTTGTAACTACAATATTCATAGAACGATTTTCGTTCTTAGCAACCTCTTCTCCACCTACCATCAAACGAAAGACGGAACCACGGATAGATATTCTTTTTAATCCACCACCAGAACCCCCTCCAAGGTTTTTTGTAAGATCATCATCTTGCACCTCTTTAAGATAGTCTGGTGCCGACTGTGTGAGTGAAAACTCGCTCATTTAATTCTCCTATTTTCTACGAACTGTAACGGAATATTTACTGTCAACGTTTAACCCTTCTGGTAATACCTCAGGGTTCTCTTCTAAAAACAACTTCATATTTGATTGATGTAGCCTCCTTTCCAATAAATCGAACGCATCATGGTTCTGAATAAAGTTATACATAGCCTCCCAATTATCAGTCCAATATCTGGCTTTGATAGTTTGGTATGCTGTGCCGTGTGGGGTTTTAATACTTGTTGCGCCTGTTTCTTTTAAGATGTTCTGTAGCTTCTGATTAATAATATCTAGCTGTTCATCTAAACTGGCGATTTGTTCATCTGCTTCTTTACGAATCTTAGCTTTTGTATCTCTTATTTTTAAGAGGACTTTTACTAAGTCGTTAGCATTAAAGTCTGACATGGTTTGTTTCCTTTCGTATCAAATTGTACTTCTTCGTTATACAGCATTCGACACCTTTATATTAGCAAAGTTCCAAAAGGCAATCAAGAAATTTCAACTTCTTTTTTGTAAAGGTCGACTAATTTAGTATGATTTTTTAGTTTGTTTTGTAGC